AAAATAGTTTCTGCTGTTGCTGGCTTTTGATTACACGCTCGACCGCAGCGTTAAAATAATCCTCATCCTTCTCGATACAGGTTATTTCAAAACCCATGTTTAACGCTGCGATAACGCTACTCATTGAACCGCCGTGTGTGTCCAGGATCGTCTGCCCTGGCTTGGCGTAGTTTGCTAAAATCCATTCGTAGAGTTTTACGGGTTTTTGGGTGGGATGAAAACGGTTTAAATCTTGTGATGACCCATAAAATATTTTTGCTGGTCGATCAAATGAGGACCATAGAAATTCCCAGCTCGAAAGGGTTGGCATAGTCTGTTTCTTATCCCATGCTATACATCCTCGTGAAGATGGCAGGTTTTCAAGAAAATAGTTAGCTCCGCAAATAACTTGATTTTTTGAAGCTCTAAATAATTTCATAAAAAATATAGCATCTGGCTTGATGTCCCACTTAGAAGAATTCCTGTATAGAAAAGACATAGGAGTGTTCTTTAACTTTCCTCCGCCGGAGGATAGCCTATTTCCCAATCCATACGGTGGATCAACCACCGCCAAATCAAAACACTTATCCGGTAAATCCTTCATAAATTCCTCGCAATCGCCGTGTATTAGTGTTGCTGTGCCTATCTTGATTTGTTTCATTGTTTTTCTAATTTTCCCGCCATTGACAAATAACAACGTTCTGCTTCCTGGTAGTTCGTCCTGCACCTTTCTTTTTCAAACTCCAATTCATCACCTGTTACGCCGTAAGCATCCATAAATTCTTCAAAGTCATTCGCCATTTTTAACTCAATCTTAAACTTAAAAAGAACCCGACCAACAAAGACCGGGTTTAAATGGGCGCGTGACATTATTTAACGCGCCCCAGAAGTTCATTTATTCCACTCATTCAACAGATCAATTCTCAATCGCTGCATCGCTTCAGATCCTCTTTTTTTCTCGATTCCGGCCAGGTATTCTTTGATCTGCTCTTTTGTGCCGAATCGCCGCAACACTTCCCGTATCTCTGTTTCGTGCCGGTGCCGCTCGGTGTACGTCAGCGCCGGTGAGTCTGAGCATTGATCGCAGTGGCATGTCACGCAATCATTTCCTGTTCTGCCATTGAACACAGAAAATCACACTCTGGAGCAATTGGCTGTGTAACTGAATGACCTGCTGGTATCTCATCAATAAAAATCCTTTCTCCGTTTAACCTGGCAAGCCTCACGCCCAATTCTCTGGATATCTTCGCCATACGCCAAAATTCAGCAGGGAAATATAGCCTCACTAATGCCCAGTAAGCCGCAGAAGTAGCCTTTACGCATGGAATGCAGTTCCCATTAGGGAATCCCATTGCGTAAGTTCTTGGCTCTTTTATGCCAAACGTTTTAAGCATAGCCAAACATGCTGCCTTAGTAATACCTCTATCAATCAGTGGCGTTTCAATTATCAAATCAGGCCAGTTTTCCTTTAACGCATCTGCTCTTGATACATCATTGGAATCTGCTGTGTAACCAAAAACGTGAATATCTCCAGGTCGTTGAAATTTTAATCTAGGTTTTACTTTCAACTCTCCAGTGCACGGTGCCCCGGTTATCCCAGCAAGATATTTACGTTTTTCCCAAACTTCCCACGTACTATTGAATTCTGGATTTTTTAGAATGGTTATTTCTTTTTCAAACCATATTTCACAATCAGACATGAACCGCTTATTATCTGAATCCTCGCTGCCAGTTTCGCAGTAAGCAATTACGTCCGGATTCGATAGTTTGGTCGCTATGGCCGATGCTGCTCCGCAACTGAACCAAGAGACTTTTCTATTCATATCAATTTCTCCGCAGTGGCAAGGCATGAGCTTTCATTCCACCCTATTCATTTGCTTAGAATCTCAGCGCCTTTTTCATACTTGCTATTTTCATCCTCGCACATGCTTAAAAATCCAATGTAATCCTCGGCAGTCCTTGTCTCAAACATTGAATCGCCATCTAATGCAAATGACAATCCTTCTTTTCCGCAATCATTTTCCCAAACGAACCAATTAATTCCTTCTTTTGAATCGCCGATTTCTTTTGCGACCATCGTGATGTAATCATTGAAAAGCCGGTCGAATACCTGGTAGTGATAGTCGCCGTTTCCTAAACATCCAGGGGTTCCGCCAAATAAATCAATGAATTTTTCGCTAAAAACATCCATGTCTCGCTTGTGCTTGATGAGCTGGTTGATTAACTCAACTTTTTCTAAACTTGTTAATTCAGTCATTACAAATTCCCTTGTGTGTGATCATGCGCACTCCCCGCAAACCCTTGCCAGTGTTGGAAGTGTTGTGTTTTTTAATAACGAACAATCTTTTTATCCAGGATCAAGTGAATCTCGGCAAACCGTTTTTTCGCTTCTTCGGGTGAAACTGAGATTTTTCCGGGCGATGGCAAAGCGGTTAACCTGGCTGGGACAGCAGATGGAAGCGTTCCGGATATAACATCCTCAATCGCCTTATCCAAAGCATCTTTCCATCTGATTTTTATCGACTGATACGGGTTATTTTTCAAGTAACTGCCGAGCTTTGTCGCAGCCCAGAAAATAGCCGGATTGCTCCATCGATCTTTACCGCTATCGCGCAACCGCATTTGCTCTATCGCTTCCAGAAATGCGCGTTCGTAGTCCAATGATGGACGGCAGGCTTTCACAAATTCCGGGAATGATGGTGGCCAGTCGTACATCGCCACACACCGTTTCAAACCTTGCTTCACTTCATCGAATGTTATTCCCTGCTCATCCAATTCTTCGCCCCAGCATTGCTTCAATAAATCGATGTGTGTCGGCGATTCAAACTGATCTCTCCACCGTTTCGGATAAAAAAAATCAAGTTTCTCGAACAGGTAATCGATCGGTTTTTTCCCTTTAAACCTCGGGGATGTTGTTAACCAGATGACCTTCGATCGTTCTGCCGTCGTCATCGAATTGCTCTCGCCTGTTTCCATAGCCGTCGCCTCCATGGGTGTAATCAAAATAACTGAATTTCTTACATTTTTTATCGCCATACGGTGATGCCCTTGCTGGCGGTGATTGCGATTTCATGTACCACTCCGCCTTGAATCCAGTCCATCCGCGTGCGCAGCATTCGATCAAAGCGGTTTCAAGATCGATGCCCGCTTTTGTTGCTTCGTTGCGAATTGCGGTTATCGCACGCTCGGTGATTGGCGCTTTTTTCGCCAGTCTGAGTTTTTTAAAATCGGATTTCGTTTGTTCGGTGACATCAAAAAGAAAATCGGATAAATCTGATTTTTTCTCTAATGGTGGTTTATTGGTGGTTATATGGTGGTTAATGGTGGTTCGGGTGTCATGGGTGCTAGGGGTCTCGCGCATGGGTGCTAGGGGTCGTGCGCACCCATGCAAGGGGTCTCGCGCATCCATGCTAGGGGTCGCATCCATGCTAGGGGTGGCATCCATGCCAGGGGTACGGGTAGCACTGGTGCTAGGGGTACGGCTCCCATCCACGGGAGGGGTACGGGTAGCACCCGTGCCAGGGGTTCCTAACTTTTCTAAATTCAGTTTGTAATGTCGTGATTGACCTGGATTCCCGCCGTCATGATTAGCTATTACGGTTAAATAACCTTCATTGATAAAACCATGAATAATTCTGCGTGCCTGTGATTCGCTCACATTGATTTTATTTGCAATGCCGGAAATTGACGGATGAAGGCTCCCGCCTTGGTCATTACACCAATCCGCGAGAGCCAACATGGCAAGTTTTTCACTGCCGCCACGTTTGAAATTATCCCAAACGAGCGTCATTACTTTTACGCTCATTTTTTAATGACGTCTCCTGAATCCAGCAGAGGCACTTCGCTGGTACAGATTCTTTCCCCATCCGCAACAAACCACTCTGGGGATATTGAGACTGGACACAGCAAGTGAGCAGCACTCGGTGCTTGTGGATCGTAAAACATTGCTTCTCCAGTCGGAGGTCCTAGCAAAACATGCTCAGGAGCCATTGCATATCCTTTTTTTGATTTGTTGGTGCTACCCACATTACGCACCCGAATTACCCGCTGAGCGCTCAGCTTTGGTAGTGAGTTGGCTCGGCTTTTCCAGCATTACTGCAACACCAACAAGGATTGATACTTATGGTGTATTTGTGTTGCGTTACCCGGGATACCAAACCTGATCTTGAGAACCGATTTTAAGTATCAATCCTTGTTAGCCCAGTCTTTCCTGGGTGTCATGTTGATTGCGGAAGGCTCTAAGCTCGAATCCAGCGGTTCCATAACACACGCCCTCAGTGCGCCAGTGTGTCCAGCATAACCAACAAGTGATAAGCACTACCCCCGCACATCTGGCTCACGTAGCAGCGTGTCCATGGGTGACCCATCTGCAAATGCAATAGTGCTTATCCTTCTTGGATAAAGTGAGAATCATCCGGCTACGCTCCATAGAACGCTGATTCTCTGCGGTACATTCATAACAAGTAGGAGGCTGTATGAATTGTTGATCATTTGTCTGCCATTGATTTTGTTAAAATTTTTTTATGTTGTTCAATTCTTTCTAACACTTTATAAATATCGTGACTAAGATCAACAATAGTAACTTCACCTCCGGTAATTTCCTGAATAGCTACTCGATATTCAGGGGGAACAGTTGGCGTTCCAGATGGATGATTAAGCCACTTCCAAACGTGCTGCTGTCTTATCACTTTGTCTTCGCGACCGTTCTTAAAGAACCAATCAGTGATCCGCCTTGCAAGTTCGGATTGCCCGTTAACCAATTTAATTGTTTTTTCTAATGCATTCATAGGAGCAATAATACAACCATTGGTCGTGCATAGTCAACAAATGATGATTGCAGGGAAAAGTAATAGCATTTGCTGTATTGCGGTTTTTTTCGTTCCGAATCCGCTATGCCAAAAGTAGTAGCTGCGATAATCCCACAAATTACAATGGTTAGTTGTTGACATGCAAAACCATTAGTTGTAATATACTCACATCAACCAGCCGATCAGTGACCGGCTTAATTAAGGAGGTGTGAGAGTGATAAAGATATTTGATAAAGATGATAAAGAATTGTCGGCGCTGGAAGTTGATAGCCTGCGCGATGCCAACCTGAGCGGTGCCGACCTGAGCTATGCAGACCTGTGCCGTGCCAACCTGAGCGGGGCAGACCTGCGCGGTGCCAACCTGAGCGATGCCGACCTGAGCTATACCGACATAGTAATAATCACATGGGCGCATTGGACAACATACATAACTCCAGGACATATCAGGATCGGATGCCAATCCCACTCCATTGATGAGTGGAGGAGCTTCACGGACGGAGAGATCGCTGACATGGATTCAAAAGCGCTTGATTTCTGGAACCAAAACAAAGAATTGATAATTGGATTGTGCGAAAGATTCCAAATTAAAGAAGGAGATTGACGTGAATAATTTGGCAGTGAAGATAAACAGGCCAGCAGTCTACGATTTCACGTGGCAGCAAGCCGTGAATAAGCTGGTTTTGTTAGGAGAGGACAAGGGGATCTGCAACATGATTGCGGCATCACCGAAAGCAATCGAGGAAATGGAAGCAAATTCGATTGAAACGAGCGGTGAGTCTCACTACGAAACTGAGTTATCAAAAAACCGGCATTTCGCGATTGAAGTGCTGGATCGGGTAATGAACTGCCTTGATCTGGATGAGGAAACGGGCACTAGATTCGACCGGATTGAGCATATTTCCATGCTGATCGAATCACTGAATGAACTTAAAGCGAGGATTTAAAAATGTACAAAAACGCTGGGATAAAAAGCAAGAAAGAGGCCGCGCAGCGGTTGATTGATGGTGAGGTGTTTTATTCGCCCATAAGCCAAAGTGAAATTAAATTCGTTCCTAGTAGGACGCAGCCATTCAGGTACGTAGAGAGCAGGAACGTAGATAATTGTTTAGATATGGCATGGGACACATTCGCTGACTGGCAGGTAAAAGTCGACTGGCGCGAGAACATCGGTGAGGGTGTTTTGTGCTGGGTGTGGGATGACGATTCTGAGAAGCGCAAGCGAATTGCGGTTGTGGTCGCATATCACAAGTATAGAGCTATCACAGAGAGGTTTGTTACCGATGATAACGTCGGGTCGTGGGCTAATGCAAAGCCTCTAACACCAGAAGAGGCCAAGAAGTTCATATTTGGGGAGCACAGATCATGAGAGATTTCAAAAATTACCAGGCGCAGGATGAAAGAATCGGTTCAAGGCTGGCTGTATTTGCCGGATTAGTCGCCCTGCTCGCTTTGCTCGGCTGGATGGGCGAGCGGGATCATCAGGCGCGGCTGGATCAGGTTTTACAAGCGGCGCAGTGCGGAGAGGTGCGGTTATGAGACGCTTAATTTATTGGCGATACTTTATGCGCTGCGGCTTCGGCCTTCTCCGGTCATGGGAACTGGCCGGTAACTTGATTGAGTCGATCAAGCGCGGCATGGTGCAATCATGAACGCCGTAGCCGAACGCATCACCCGCGACACTTACGAGCGGCACGTTGCTAGAGCAAGGGCATATATCGATGCGGAAGGATTATGTAACGAAATCGGCAGTGTCATCGAGGCGCTGCAAATCGAGAACGATTTGATTTCGGCTCTCGGAGATGAATATGAGCAATTGCCGATTTATCAAAATCGAGAGTACGCGATTCAGGTTTTGACTGCTGTCCAGAAGGCATTGGATTTGAATTATCAGAAGGCTGAAGGACACGTTCGCGAAGCAAGTCGATGCCTACTGATTGAAGAATTGGAGGGGTTATGAGATTGACCGCTTTTATTTTTGCCGCAGTGCTGACAGGATGCGCCACCGCTCCGCAAAACGGGCCAGTTGCTTTATCCACGTATGAGCCGGTCGTTGACATGTCGCGCTGTAAAAATTGCGATTACGCGAATGATCTTTACCAGTGCAAAGCAATTGCTGCAAATAACACCCGCTACATGGCAAGCGCTGCAACACAAGCAGCTGCTGGCGCTGCGATAGGCGCGATATTCGGAGCTATCCTGGGCCTCGATGTCGGGTTGCTTGCAGGAGCAGGTGCGGCTGGTGGTGCACTGGGAGGGCTTGGAAATGAGTCTCTTACAGTCAATCAGATGATAGCCCGATGTCTGGCCGGGCGCGGTTATGTGGTTTTGAGATAAGAGGAAATTTTGAATGATAAAAATCCTGAATAAAAACGGCATTGTAATTAGAGAGGTTAACGCCGACACTCTGCGCGGTGCAGACCTGTGCGGTGCAGACCTGAGCTATGCAGACCTGTGCCGTGCCAACCTGAGCGGTGCAGACCTGAGCTATGCAGACCTGTGCCGTGCCAACCTGAGCTATGCCAACCTGTGCGGCGCCAACCTGCGCGATGCCGACCTGTGCGGCGCAAACATGCGCGGTGCCAACCTAAGCGGCGTAGACATGTACGGTGCCGACCTGAGCGATGCCGATCTGTGCGGCGCAAACATGCGCGGTGCCAACCTGCGCGGTGCAGACCTGTGCGGTGCAGACCTGAGCTATGCAGACCTGTACCGTGCCAACCTGAGCGGCGCAAACATGCGCGGTGCCAACCTAAGCGGGGCAGACCTAAGCGGGGCAGACCTGCGCGGTGCCAACCTGAGCGATGCCGACCTGTGCGGCGCAAACATGCGCGGTGCCAACCTAAGCGGGGCAGACCTAAGCGGGGCAGACCTGCGCTATGCAGACCTGAGCGGTGCCAACCTGAGCGATGCCGACCTGAGCGGTGCCGACCTGCGCGGTGCCAACCTGCGCGGTGCCGACCTGTGCGGTGCAGACCTGATAATTATAACGTGGTCAAATTGGCCTACATACATTACGCCTGGACAAATCCGCATTGGCTGCCAATCGCACACTCTTGACGAGTGGCGTGCGTTTACAGATGAGCAGATCGCAGCGATGCACTACGACGCGCCCGCATTTTGGAAAGAGAACAAAAAATTGTTAATCGAGCTGTGCGAGCGGTTTGAGAAGGGTCAAAAATAAAATGACCATCAAAACAGAAAATCATATTGATGAAGTAGCTTTGGTGGCAAGGCAGGAACGGAAACGTGGGAAACACAGTTTTACGAAATATCAAATAAAGAGGTGAATTATGAGCGCCACAACCAACATTGAACCATCAATAACAGTCCGCGCATCATCGTGGGCAGGTCTGTTTGACTGCGCGTACCGCTGGGAAGGAATCCACCTGCTCGGCATGAAAAACACGGTCGGATTGCGTGCCGCGCTTGGTACGGCGATACACGCCGGCACCGCAGTATTCGATCAAGCGAAAATAACCGGCGACACGGTAACCGCTTCTGATGCGGCTGGCGTGCTGGTGGACAAGCTGCGCGATCCTGAGAATGAGTTTGACCCGGCAAAAGATGATTTATCAATGCAAGAAGCAGAAAGTACGGGGATAACACTGCTCACAAAGTATTGCGGCGAGGTATCGCCAACATACAACTTTATAGCTGTTGAGATGGAAACCGAACCGCTGGACATCGATTGCGGGGGCGGTGTTGTTGTGCGGCTCAAGGGCACTATGGACAGAGCCAGAATCAAGAAAACCACCGGCGGAGTTGGGATTGCCGATCTAAAAAGCGGCGGTATGGCAGTGCAAAAAGGTGTTGCCGTTACCAAAGGCCACGGCGCGCAGATCGGAACGTATGAATTGCTGTTCGAGCACACAACGGGAGAATCGATCACATCAGAGGCCGAAATCATCGGACTAAAAACCAAAGGGAAACCTGAGATCGCAACCGGCACCATCAGCAACGCCAAAAAAGTAATGACCGGCGACGAGGACAATCCTGGGTTGATTGAGTTCGCTGCGGATATGTTCCGCTCCGGAAGATTCTACCCTAATCCGAAGTCTTTGCTTTGTAGTGAGAAATATTGTCCTCGCTGGAACACATGCCACTTTAAAGGAGATTAAATTAAATGAATAAAACTACTCATCAATTATCAGAAATAAAGAAAACCGGAACGGTTTCCGGCACACAGCCGGATGTAGAGATAGATTTTTTTTCAAAAAACGGTTTTGATCTTGCCTGTCGCATCGCTAAGGCATTCGCCACTTCTGATGCGGTTCCAGAATCATTCAGGCAATTCAATGAGAAGAAAGAAAAAAACGGTGATATTACGTTCGTAGAAAATCCGGCCGCAATGGGGAATTGTTTAGTGGCTATTGAGGTATCCAAGTCGGTAGGTCTATCAATGGTAAGCGTAATGCAGAATGCTGATGTAATAAAAGGCAAACTCAGGTGGTCATCAAAGTTTCAGATAGCGGCAGTAAATGCTTCCGGTAGATTTTCGCCTCTCAAATTCAAACTAACCAATCTTGGGCGAATAAAAACCAAGTATAGAGAAAGGCAGGATTGGAACAAGGAACTCAAAAGATACAATTTTGTTGAGAATGAAGTAGAAATTGACAATTGGGAATGTATCGCATGGGCTTATGAATTAGATGAAAACGGCAGGATGACAAAAGAGATTGTCCAGTCAATTCCGGTAACCATGCAAATGGCCGTTGAGGAAGGATGGTATTCAAAAAATGAATCCAAATGGCAGGGTTCAATGCGTTTCCAGATGCTTCAATACCGTGCAGGAACTTTTTTTGCGTCGATATATGCACCCGATGTAATTATGGGCATGGGTAGAAGCTCTGAGGAAAGTGCCGACATAATCGATGTTCTTGAGCAAAAAGATGGATCTTTTTCCGCAAATTCCGCAAATAACGTAACGCTTCAGGATCTGAAATCATCCCCGGATGTTGGAAGCATATCGACTGATGGAGTCGATAGAGACACCGGTGAAATCACTGGAGAGCCTCAGCAAATCGAGCAAGATAAACCAGACATCAAGGCCGAGGAAATCCAAGCAAAGCAAAGCGCAGAACCATCACCTGCCGAGCGGGAGGCCATCAAACAGAAATTGATTGCCGAAGCCGAAGCCGAAAA